AACCCACTTAAATATTTGCAACAATGAGTAAAGTCAAGTACAGAGTTCGGGAGTTCACTCCCAAAGCAAACCAAGGCGGAACACACTCGTTCTTTGCCGAGGTAGTTCTTTCAACCGACATCGACGCCAACGAGTTGGCCAAGAAGATTGCCGCCCGCACGGGCATCAAGAGTTACGAGGCAGCAGCGGTGATCCATGCCATTGCCGACATCGTGGCCGAAGAGACGCTGGAGGGCTCGCGCATCTCGCTTGCCAATGAGGACGGCACGAAGCTGGTGAGCATCTATCCGAAGGTGAGCGGCTCAATCAGCGACGCACAGGTACAGGCCGAGCCCGAGAAGTACGGCGGCGCACAGGTGGCCACCGAGGACATGCTGACTCCCGACCTGCTCCAGTGGACGCTGGGCGCAACCATCGGTATCAAGTACTCGAAGCAGTTTGCCCTGAACAAGCAGGCCCAGAAAGTGAAGTACGTTGCAACCGACATCGTGGCCGAAGAGCCCGAAACACCCGGCGGTGGCGGCGACAATACAGGCGGCTCGACCGGCGGCGGCAACACGCAGGGCGGGGAGCTGGAGGGATAAAGGCTCTACCACAAGGCCCTGAGAAGCCAACCAGATAAGTTGACGTGAGAGTCATCCGCAAGGGTGGCTCTCTTCTTTTTGAACACGAACTTTGCGAGTAAGCGAGAGCAATGCCAAACGTGTTTGAGCATTGCCGAGCGTGAGCAAAGTCAAGACCGCGACAGCGGGATTAATTGAACGAATTGAACGAATTATGCACAAATTTCCATACCGATGGACGTTGAAAGACGCCCGATTTACGAAAGACAAAGGCAAGGTGTTCTCATGCTTTGCCTGCGGAGGTGGCTCAACGATGGGCTACAAGTTGGCAGGGTTTGACGTGATAGGTTGCAACGAGATAGACCCACGCATGAACAAGGTCTATGTGGCGAACCATCACCCACGGCTCAACTACCTTTGCGACATCCGCGAGATGGTGACAAAGGAACTGCCCGACGAACTCTACCACCTCGACGTTCTGGACGGCTCACCGCCTTGCTCGACATTCAGCATGATGGGCAACCGCGAAGAAGATTGGGGCAAAGAGAAACATTTCCGCGAGGGCCAGGCTGAACAGGTACTCGACACGCTTTTCTTTGACTTCATCGGTTTGGCGAAACGATTACAACCGAAAGTGGTCATCGCCGAGAACGTGAAAGGACTGATACAAGGCGAGGCGTTCAAGTACGTGCAGCGCATCTATGCCGAATTTGACAAAGCAGGGTACGCAGTATTGCACCGACTACTGAACAGCATGACAATGGGAGTGCCGCAAATGAGAGAGCGCACAATCTTCTGTGCTATCCGCAAAGACCTCATTCAGTACATACCAACTGAGGGACTATTTGGCGATCCTTACATCAATCTCGATTTCAACGAAGACGAGATACCTTTCGGCATGATTCGCAACGATGCAGCAGGCGGAAAGGAACTATCGCCATACAAGCTCAGTCTATGGGAGCAAAAGCAGCCAGGCGACTGGGATTGTGGCGATGTCACTCGCAGGATATTCGGGCAAGAGCGATGCTTTACTGATAGTTTCGTATTCGACGACAAAGTTATCAAGACCATCAACACGTCAGCACTCGACTTGTTTATGCTATGGGAGAAACCGCGTCGCCTGAATGCGTCAGAGGTCGTAACCGCATCGACATTCCCACAAGACTATAACTTCGGCACTGAGAACCCTGCGTACCTTTGCGGCATGAGTGTCCCACCCGTAATGATGGCACAAGTCGCATCGAGAGTGTACGACCAATGGTTGAGCAAAATTCCAAAGTAAACCCCAAACGCAATTTCAAGCAATATATGAACCGTTACCTAACAACTCGGCAACTGTTACCTAACAGTTGCGGGGTTGTTACCTAATGACGGAATCTTAACAAAATTGTCTAATCAATAAAAATTTCATGCAATGGCACTGAAACTGAAAATCAAGAAGACTCTCCTGAAGCGCAAGGTGGAGGGAGTGACCAAGGAAGGCTACTACGGCCGGGTAATCACCAACGGCACCAAGTCGTTCGAGGACATCGTGAAGACTTCGACGCACGGCTCGACGCTCGACTACCGCGAGGCAGAGCTGGCTTGCAAGATGATGATCGACGGCATCGCCGACAGCATCAAGCAGGGTTACATCGTTGACCTGGGTGTGCTGGGCAAGCTCTACCCTGCCGTCAACGGCAAGTGGGACGAGAATGCCGACAACCTCCAGCTCTCCGACATGAAGCCCAAGGTGAACTACAAGGCGGGCGACGACATCGCTGCAGCCGTGAAGGGTGCCCAGCTCTCATGGACTACCGAGGCAGAGACCGACGAGAACACCGTGACCGACGACGACAACACCCAGACAGGCGGCAACACCGGCGGCAACACGCAGGGCGGCGACCTGGAAGGATAAGGCTCTACCATAGGCATCCGACCACAGATAAGACCCGAGAGGGGCATCCGATGAGGGTGCTCCTCGTTTTGTTTGAACACGAATTATCACGAATTTACACGAATAATGAAAACAGCAGCTTACATCATCATGCTTGCGCTTTGCGCTGGCATCGTAGTAATGAACTACAAATTGAACGGACAACCCCGAAAGGAGCAAGTGTATAACTACAAGAAAGGCTTGTATAGTGCAATCATACTGGCCGTTCTTACATCATTGATTTATTGGTTATGACTATGGTAGTACAATTTATCTTTATGACGATAGCATTTGTGATTATGCTCATCGTCGCCATTCTTCAGCAAAGGAGAATCAAGGAACTGAGTGCAAAGTATCAAGACCTGTACGACAAGGGATGGCGTGAATGCTACGGCTTCGGTAAGCTGTACCGACGCAAGTATAAGTACATGGTTATCGAGAACGCTGGCGACAACTGCACGATGAACGACACGGCGCAGAAGTACCACGATGAAGGTTACGACCTCGACCGCGAGAAATCAACCGACCGCCTGCTGGTGTTCGTGAAGAGCGAAGAAGTAAAGGAGGACTGACGTATGGCAACATTAAGCGATATGGCGTTTGACTACTCGTTGAAGCGAGGCACGGGCAAGAAAGCACAAGAAAATTTCTTCGCAGGTGCAAAGGCTGTCATTCGTGAGATTCAAGAGGCTCACGAAATCGGAGGCATCGACGCGGTAGTTCAACGTATCAATAGTTTTATCGAGGAGATAAAGCGGTAGCAAATTCTTCACTCTTCACTCTTCACTCATCACTTAACATGCAAGCATCAGAAGTAACCCTCATCCCCCTTCGCCACCTCCGCGTGCTGCCCAACAACCCCCGCACCGTGACACAGGCGAAGCTCAACCAACTCTGTGACTCCATCCGCGAGAACGGCTTCTACGCCCACCGCGCCCTCGCCGTGGAACCCATCCCAGGCACCCCGGACTACTACGTGCTCGACGGCAACCAGCGCAAGAAGGCTCTCGCTCGGCTGAAGCGCAAGGCCGCTCCGTGCATCATCTACACCGACCTCACCGAAGAGGAACGCGCACGGCTCATCCTCATGGGCAACATCAACGTGGGCGAGTGGGACGCCGGGCTGCTCGTCAGCGACTTCCAGCCCGTCGTCGATTTCGATGCCATCGGACTGGAGTTCGAGATGCCGCAGTTCGAGGCCGACCCCGTGCCCACCGTCACCAAGGGCAACGCCACCGGCAGCGACGGCACAGGCGATGCAGCCGACAGCGAGACTCCACCCGACGGCAACGACGCGAGCCAGACGGACCCCGAGGCAGAAGACCGCCTGTCGTTCTACTACCGCATGATGGGCGACTACCTCTACCCCACCGACAACGAGTATCAGATACCCACCCTGCTCAGCGACCGCCAGCCCGTACACGTGGAACTGCCCCTCGCCCCGTGGGGAGCCGAAGGCCGCTACAAGAAGGGCATCACCACCTACCACTTCTATGTCGATGACTACCGCTTCGAGCAGCTCTTCAAGAACCCGATTCTGCTGTTGCAGTCCGGCTGTCGCGCCGTCGTAGAGCCAAACGTCAGCATCCACGACCAGACACCCGTCGCCATCGCCCTCTATCAGATCTACCGCAAGCGCTACCTCGCCCGCTACCTTCAGGAGTGCGGCCTACAGGTATGGGCCGACCTGAACGTGTCGCCCCACCTTGAACGCTGGAACGCCCTCGGCATCCCCCAGGGCTACAACGCCTTCTTCACCCGTG